AGATCGCCACTTCACCGGCAGCCAGCGACTGCAGGCGATAGCGGCGGTCAGCGATGACCAGGGCGATAGCATGGGAACGGTCACCGCCGATAAACGTGACCACGCCTTCGGCACCGGCCAGCGGATGGCTGGTGAAACCGTAGGGTTCGAAGTGTTCGAGGTCGTCGTTCACCTCGCCGGCGGTGAGGCGCATTTGCAGCGATTGCAGCTTGGATGCCGAATTGGCGAGCACGACGGTGCCGCGCGCCAGCAAGCGTGTCAGTAGGCTCATGGGGTGTCCTCAAAAGGTAGGCATCACGCGATCCACTGTGGGAGCGAGCCTGCTCGCGAATGCGCTGGGTCAGGCAATGTGATGTTGAAGCTGCCAGCGCTTTCGCGAGCAGGCTCGCTCCCACAGGGTTCGGAGTCAGGCTCAGGTTTTTTTCGGGGGTGTCGGATTGGCATCGAAGGTATGCGGCGGCGCCACTTGCAGCGTGGTCACCGACCCCTGCGCCGACAGCGAATACGTGACTTTGGAAATCAGCATGTCGCCATCAAACCCGAGCACCGGATCTTTCACTCGCACCAGCGTGTTGTGTCGCCACAAATCACCGTTGGCCTGACGCCAGCCCTGCACCTGATAGGTAGTGCTCTGCGCACGGCCCATGCGGGTGGCGCTTTCCCATTGCGCACGCTGCTGCGCCAATTCAAAGGTCAGCTGCGTGCCTTCATTGATCACCGTGGTGCGCCGACGTTTGAAGGTCAGGTCGGCAGCAATCGATTCCACTTCGCTGACCGCCGCCCCGCTCTTCTTGTCCGAGCCTTTTTGCTGGCCGATGACCCGGTATTCGGAGAACACCTGGCTGTAATCCATCGGCGCGCTGGCCGAGAGAATATTCTTCCCCAGCTCCAGCACATCGCTCGCCCGGCCACCGCTGCCGGGCTTGGCCAACACCAAACGGCCCTGCTCGTCATCGGTGGAAAACACCCGTAGCAGCGAGAGCAAACGATCGATCGACTGAAACACCGTTTCACCCGGCACGATGGTGTGTTTGGTCAGTCGTGCGGTCTCGGGGATTTCGTTGACCACCGATTGCGCATACTCCATCGCCAGCGCCTCGACAATACGCAGCAACGGTTGCTCCTGCCATTGACCCGGGCGATTGGTGGCCGCGCAATCGACCAGATCCTGGGTCTTCGAACTGCCTTCGATGGTCAGGCTGATCTGCCGCCCGTCATAACGAATCGGCGCTTTGAACACGTAACCGGTGAGCACCAGATCATTGCCGATCTTGACCTCGCAGGGGTCACCGGGCTTGATCGGTTTATCCACCGTTTGCCCTGGCCATTGCCAGGTGATGTCGAGTTTGAAAGTCCGGAACTGGCGCTCGAGATCAGCGCTGATTTCCACGCTTTTCCAGCCGCCATACTCCAGGTTGTTGACCGTCAGCGTGACGCGGTTATCCATCTCGCTCATGGTTTACTCCCCGGGGACTTTCACTTGGTTGGGTGAGAACCCGGGGTGATTCGTCGGGTTGCGCTGCTGGATTTCAAGGGCCCGCGTAGCATCGCCCAGGTACTTGTAGGCGATCACCAGCGACGGCGCGCTTTCCTGAATGGTTTTAGTGACAACCCGGATACCCGAGGACGCAACGGCCTTGAGGTGCGTGACCAACGCATCCAGCAAATCGCTGGCTACCTGGTGATGTGCAGCGCCGTATTTGTTCTTCGCCAGATCAACCGAGCTCACCAGATTCTTCAGCACCGCTAGCGTATCGTCCGTGGACGGCACGTCCTGATGAGTGATCGGCTGGTGGGCCTGACTGCTGACGGAAGGCGTCGACGGCAACTTCATCGGTTTGCTTGCAACCGGCATCGAAGCGATCCACTGCGCCGCTTTCACGATCAGGGTGTCCTGCACCAGATCAGCCATGGCTTGCGCCGCCGCATTGGTGTCCTTGCCAGTGGTGAGCTTCGGCGCATCAGCTTTGCGGATCGCTTCGAGTTGTTGCGACACGTCGGCAATCACGCCACGGTAGCCTTCCTTCGCAAACGTCTTCAGCTCCTTGATATCGCCGAGCAAGCCGTTGAACTCCGCCGCCAGTTCCTTGGGCAACTCCTTGACCGCTTTGACGAAGTCGGTGATGTCTTTGTAGTACTTGATCAGCGGCTGGAGCTGCTCTTTGATGATCTCGTAGACGCCGGCGAGACTGTTACGCAAATTGGCAATGCCGATCCGCGCCGCTTTGATCATCGTCATCGCCTGCTCGAACCGCGCCAGTGCCGATGCCTGAAAAGTCCCGGCCTTGAGCAGTATTGCCTGCTGGGTACTGACGGTCGCGGTCGGAAACTGCAACGGTTTATCGGGATAGAATTTCAGGGTAAAGGTCACCAACCCGCCGTCCTGACGGGTGTGGGTCATGTCGCATTCGCCGACCTTGACTTGCAGGCGCCCGAGCCACGGATGCACCAGCTCGCCACTGCCCGCTTCCAACGCCTTGAGCAGCTTGTCGCGCTGCTCCAGGCAATCGGCGCCGACGATGAAAGCGGTGACATCGTGAATCCTCGCCTGCTGGCCGAGGTCTTCGAAATACGGCAGGTCACGCTGCGGATATTCGTGCAGCTGACCTTTGCGGCCGACCGGGGTTTTCGCCGAATCGATCCAGAAGCCGACACCGCGAAAGGATGCCGGCAATAAACGGTCACGCCAGTTCATTGGAACCTCCCACGGACAACGAGCGATAGCCGATGCGCGAAGACAGCGCCAGGCCCGGTTGATTGGTTTGCGGTTGATCGGTGCGCAGCCCCGCAGGGGCGTTTTCGAAGCGCACGGTCAGGCCGCCTTCGAGTTGCGTGCGGTTGTTGGCAGCGCTTTGCTGGATCAGGGCGCTGGACGTCTGCGTCAGCGAACTGGAGGATTGCGTCAGTGAGCTCGAGGATTGCGTCAGTGTCCCCGCCGACAACAGGGTTTTGGACGTAACGTCCGTGCTGGAGCCAAGGAATTGCGGCGCCCATTCACCTTTGCCTTCGGCATTGGTTTTTTCCTGTGAGCGGGTGAGCACGTCGACCTTGGCCGATGCTTCGGCCGCGAGTTTCCCCAGGCCTCCGTTGAAAAAATCCCTGATCGGCGCCAGCACTTCGTAAAACGTGTCGCTCCACTTTTTAATCCAGGCGGTCAAAGGGTCCCAGGCCTGAATGAACATCTCCAGAGGCGACCAGCCCAATTGCTCGCGGATAACGGCATACAGCGCAAGGATCGGCAGTTTGATGTAATCCACAAGGTCGCGAAAAAAAGCCGCTACCGGCACCGACACCGCCCTGAGCAAATCCCATATCGATGCAAACAGACCAACCAGCGGCTGCCAGTTCTTCAGAATCAGCGCCTGCGGTGAATACGCAAACAACGTCGCATAGAAGTCGATGACCGGCGCCGCCAGCGCTTTGAGTACGTCCCACAGCGCCGCGAAGAAGCCACTGACCGGCCCCCAGTTGTTGATCAGCATCCCCATCGGAGTGAAGCCGAACAGCGTCCGGAAAAAGCCAGCCATCGGGATCACCACCGGAGCAATCTGTTGCCACAGCCGGGCAAAAAACGCTGAGATCGGCTTCCAGTTGGCGACGATCAAACCTGCCGCCAATGCAACCCCGGCGGCAAAAAGGCCGATAGGCGAAGCGAGCAGCGTGAGCACAGCACTGAAACCCGCAGCCGCCGTCGTCACGACGGTGAACGCTACCGCTGCTGCCGCCAGCCCTTCGACCAGTTGCGGATGATCGGCGACAAATTCGCCGACCGAGGTCATGACCGGCACCAGCGCCGTCACCAAGCCATTGACTGCCGGCAACAACGCCTGACCGATCTTCAACGAAATGTCATCGAGCGAAACGTTGAACTTCGCAAGATTGGTGGACGTTTCGCCCTTCACCACGGCGGGCACCTGCGCCGTTGCAGGTGCCCCCAGTGGCGCGGGAATCAGGGCGTCCTTGCCCAGCGTCGGGGTTTTAAGATTTTTGCTTTTGCTCGCCAGTTCGTCCTCGGCCTTGATCGCCTTTTTCAAGCCCTCCTGAAACGGCTTGAGCAAGCCACCGCCCGAGATAAACCCAGACAGATCAAGCGGCTTGATCCCAGTGCTTTCCAGGCTTTTCTTGAACGCCGCGACTTTGCCCCGGACGCCCTTCATCTCGGTCTCCATTTTCTGCAGACCTTGCATGACCACGAGCATGTTGACCGTGGTCTGAACGTTTTGCTGGATCGCGTTTATCTGTGTAATAGCCATCACTGCACCTGCTGCATCGCATTGATCCGTTGCGCGTGCTCCAGCGATTCGCGGAGCACATCCAGTGGCCTGGCCATCATCTGTTCGGGGTCAACCTTCCAGAACCAGGCCAGGTCATAGGCGACTGCGATCAGGTCGGTGATGGCTCCGATGCCGCACTCATGAAAAAACTCGCGACCGCCCAACTCAGCGTATTGAGGTCAGCCAGATCCAGTTGGTTGACCGACGACGGCGGGATGCCGGCGCACACGGCGATGTATTTGGCCGCGACGTCCATGTCGAGGCTGACCTCTTCGCTCTTGTCGATCTTGTA